ATAATACTATTAATGCACAAGCTGGTAGAATAGGTTTAGGTGGCGGCGGAGGTGGTGGTGCATTTACTAATACTTCTTGTAGTGCTGCTACAGATCAAGGAGCAGCAGGTGGTTCAGGTGTTGCAGTAATTAGAGTTCCTTCATGTCAAGGAGTTACAGTAGTAACTACTCCAGGTGGTGGAGTAAGTTACATAGCAACTCCAGGTGGTCACGATCAAATAGCAACTTTTTCAGCTTCAGGATGTATATCATTTGAAGCAGGAGACCCGACTGTAATTTCAGCTGATTATTTAGTAGTATCAGGTGGTGGTGGCGGTGGTTTTGGTTCTCCAGGTGATGGTGGTGGTGGAGGTGGAGCAGGTGGTATTTTAAGTTCTTATTGTACACCATCAAATGCTTTACTTATTGGAAAAGGAGGTCATCAAGTAGAAATTGGAGCTGGTGGATCTCCCGGAGCAACTTCGGATGGAACAGGTGCCGCTTTAGGTACAGGAAATAAATCAAGATTTTTAACAATAAGCAGTTGTGCTGGAGGGGGTGGTGGACCTTTAGGAGGTGCTGGAGGTCCTGGAGCTTCTGGTGGTGGAGCAGGTGCTCAAAACGGTTCAGGAGGAAATTCAGTATGTGGTCAAGGTAACCCTGGAGGAGGTGGAAGTCCAGGTGGGTCTAGTCCAAATAGTAGAGGTGGTGGTGGAGGTGGTGCTTGCGCTGCTGGAGGTGGAAGTGCAGGTCCAGGTGGAGCAGGTAGAGCAACTTCAATTACAGGTTCTTCAACAACATTTGCTGGTGGTGGTGGAGGTGGACACAGACCTTCATCAGGAAGTGGTGGATCAGGCGGAGCTGGTGGTGGTGGAAATGGTGGATCACCGGGACTAGCACAAGCGGGTACAGCTAACACTGGTGGTGGTGGAGGTGGTGGTGGAGGTCCTTCACCTAATGCACCTAATGGAGGTTCAGGTATTGTAGTAATACGTGTACCAGGAGCAACAGGTGTTGCAGCAGCCCCAGGAAGTAATACGGTCGCAACTTTACCGGGTCCAGCTGGAGGATGTAAAGTAGCAACCTTTAATGTATCTGGTACTTTGACAATAAGTTAAAATTAATTTATAGTACAAAAAATTTAAGGAGTATAAAATATGGCACATTTTGCAGAGTTAAAATCACAAATAGACCCTACGGGATTTACAACAGACACGCATTTGGTGGTAGAAAGAGTAGTAGTTGTTGGTAATGATATTCCAGCTAATGGTGGTATTCTAGCCGCTAATGATATGCATGTTGATGGAGAAACATGGTGTATTAATTTTTTTAAAGGTGGCGTATGGAAACAAACTTCTTACAACAATAATTTTAGAAAAAGTTATGCTGGGGTTGGAATGGTTTATGATCCTTCAAAAGACAAATTTATAAGTCAACAACCTTTTGCTTCATGGTCTTTAAATGCTGATGATAATTGGCAAGCACCTGTAACTTATCCAACAGTTGTAAATGACGGTGCAGATCCGATTGTTTGGTCATACTTAATTAAATGGAATGAAACAAAATATAATGCTGACAACACCAAAGGTTGGGAAGCAACTAAAACTAATGATGAATCAGAAACTCCTTCGGTATACGATTGGAATGGTTCAGCTTGGATAGATTCTTAATTTTTACTCTTTACTCTTAAATCTATTTACGATAAAACATATGTATAAAGACATATGAATCTAACTAATAATTTTTGGTATTATAAATCCGCAATTCCAGAACGTATCTGTGATGACATTGTAAAATACGGTCGTCAGCTACAAGATCAAATGGCAGTTACTGGTAATATGGGCGATAAGAAATTAAATAAAAAAGAAATAAAAGATTTAAAAAAGAAAAGAAATTCTGATGTTGTATGGATAGAGGACAGATGGGTTTATAGAGAAATACAACCTTATGTAAAAGATGCAAATACAAGTGCCGGTTGGAATTTTCAATGGGACCATTCTGAACCTTGTCAATTTACAAAATATACAAAAGGACAATTTTATGATTGGCATTGTGATGGATGGGATAAACCTTATCAAACAGGAGAAGGAAATCCACTAAACGGTAAAATTAGAAAGTTATCTGTTACAGTAACATTATCAAATCCTAAAGATTATAAAGGTGGAGAATTAGAATTTGATTTTAGAAACACAGACCCTGAAAAAAAACGTAATATACATAAATGCATAGAAATATTGCCTAAAGGATCTTTGGTTGTATTTCCTGGTTTTGTGTGGCATAGAGTATGTCCTGTTAAAAGTGGAGAAAGAAACAGTTTAGTTATTTGGAATGTAGGGTGGCCGTTTAAATAAAAAATTATGAAAAAAAAGAAAACAAGAAAAAAATTAAAGAAGCCTTTGTGTGAAAGTACAAACGGATATCCTAAAGAATTAAATTTAGAACATTATTTTTCATCCCCTATTTGGTTTGCAAATGCACCAAAGTTTGTAGATAGTTTAAACAAAGCATCTGATAAATATATTGAAGCAGCTAAAAATAATTTAAAACCAGAACTTGATAAACGTAATAAAACCTTTGGTAATAAAGGAGATATGGGTAGTGTATTTCATTCAACGTCATTAGTTGGCGACCCTGATTTTAAAGAACTACAAGATTATATAGGTGCAACAACACATAATTTATTAGATGAGATGGGTTTTAATTTAACTAATTATAAAGTTTTTATGACAGAAATGTGGGTACAAGAATTTGCCGAAAAAGGAGGTGGACACCACACATTACACACTCATTGGAATGGACACATGTCTGGTTTTTATTTTTTAAAAGCTAGTGAAAAAACATCTTTACCTTTATTTGAAGATCCAAGACCCGGAAATCTTATGAATTTATTACCAGAAAAAGATAAATCAAAAATAACTTACGCTTCGGCTGCAATAAATTATCAAGCTAAACCAGGAAAATTAATATTTTTTCCGTCATATTTACCACATCAATATATTGTAGATTTAGGTTACGAGCCATTTAGGTTTATTCATTTTAACTGTCAAGCAATACCGAAAGGAGTTTTAAATGTCGTTTAAAAAAAATAAATATAGTGTTTTAAAAAATGCGATATCAAAAGAATTAGCAGAATTTGTTTATAAATATTTTTTAAACAAAAGAAATGTAGCTAGAGTATTACTTGATTCAAGATACATTTCACCGTTTACAGAATACTTTGGTGTATGGAATGATGATCAAGTCCCTAATACTTATTCACATTATGCAGACTTAGCAATGGAGACATTGTTACAAAGAGTTAAACCCGTTATGGAAAAACACACGGGTCTTAAATTATCTGAAACATATTCTTATGCAAGAATTTATAAAAAAGGTGATGTGCTAGCTAGACATAAAGATAGATTTAGTTGTGAAATATCTACTACATTAAATTTAGGTGGGGACCCATGGCCAATATATTTAGACCCTACTGGTAAAATAGGTCAAGCTGGCATTAAAGTTGAGTTAGATCCAGGAGATATGTTGATATATTCTGGATGTGATCTTGAACATTGGAGAGAAGAATTTAAAGGAGAAAATTGTGCACAAGTTTTTTTACATTATAATAAATCTGGATCTAAAAAAGCTAAAGAAAATTACTTAGATAGAAGAGCTTTAATAGGTTTACCTTCTTGGTTTATAGGTGCAAAGTTGACAAAAATTAAAAAATAGTCTATACACTAGGCTTGCAGGGGGATGATCCACCACTGATTCCCTCTGCTTTAAACATATTGAAATCATTTACAATCTGATATAATACCTAATAAACAGGTTTTTATATGCTACAAAAATTAGGATTTGCTCCAGGATTTAATAAACAAGTCACAGAGACCGGCGCTGAGGGGCAATGGTTTGATGGTGATAATGTACGTTTTAGATATGGTTCACCTGAAAAAATAGGTGGTTGGCAGCAATTAGGACAAGATAAATTAACTGGTGCAGCTAGGGCTATCCACCATTGGGATGACAATGCTGGTATTAAATATGCAGCTATAGGAACTAATAGAATTTTATATGTATATTCTGGTGGAACTTATTATGACATCCACCCAATTAGAACTACTCTAACAGGAGCTAATTTTACAAGCACATCATCATCTACAACTGTAACAGTTACATGTAGCGGGGTGCATGGGTTAGCAGATAACGATATTGTTTTATTTGATTCTGTTAGTGGTGTGACTGCAGTAGGTTCTACTTTTACAGATGCAACATTTGAAGATGTTAAATTTATGGTGACATCCGTTCCAACATCTACAACATTTACTATTACAATGGACAATGCAGAAACAGGAACACCTTTAAGTACGTCAGGATCGGCTTCGGTTTTATGTTATTATACAGTCGGGCCTTCTCAACAATTAGGTGGTTTTGGATGGGGAGCAGGTATTTATGGTGGTACAGCGTTAGGTGCTGCTACAACAACTTTAGCCACAGCTATAACAGATTTAGTAACAACCGATATTGTCTTAACAAACTCTGCAGCATTTCCATCTACTGGAGAAGTAAGAATTGGTACAGAAGATATTAGTTATACATCAAATAATACTACAACTAATACATTAAGTGGTGGTGCTCGAGGTGTAAACGGAACTACAAAAGCTACTCACAGTGGTGGTGCTACAGTTCAAAATATTTCTAATTTTTCAGGTTGGGGTGATCCGGCATCTTCTGACTTTACTATTGATCCTGGTCTATGGATTCTTGATAACTTTGGAACAAAATTAATTGCACTTATTTATAACGGAAGTTGTTTTGAATGGGATGCTTCAGCAGTAGGTGCTGTTAATACACGTGCAACTATTTTAGCAAATGCACCAACAGCTTCTCGTCATGTATTAGTATCTACACCTGATAGACACTTAGTTTTTTTTGGAACAGAGACAACTGTAGGTACAACATCAACTCAAGACGACATGTTTATTAGATTCTCAGACCAAGAAAATATTGATGGCACAGATGCATACACAGTTAAAGCTGAAAATACTTCTGGTACGCAAAGACTTGCAGACGGTTCTAAAATCATGGGAGCTATTAAAGGTAGGGACGCAATCTATGTTTGGACAGATACAGCATTATTTTTAATGAAATTTGTAGGTCAACCATTTACTTTCTCATTTGAACAAGTGGGTACTAACTGTGGGTTGTTTGGTAAGAATGCTTGTATTGAGGTTGATGGATCTGCTTATTGGATGTCAGAGAATGGTTTCTTTACATACGATGGTCAATTAAAATCATTACCTTGTCTTGTTGAAGATCATGTTTACGATGATATAAATGCTACATCTAGAGACCTTATTAATGCAGGATTAAACAACTTGTTTGGTGAAGTAAACTGGTTTTATTGTACAGCAGCATCGGATCAAATTAATAGAGTGGTTACTTACAATTATTTAGACTCATCACCTAAACGTCCTATATGGACAACAGGAACTTTACCTAGAGCAGCGTGGCAGGATTCAGCTGTATTTGATAGACCTCATGCAACTTTTTATAACCCATCTGATGATGCGTCTACGGATTGCACTGGAAACACTGATGGAAGTACGATATACTATAATCAGGAAACAGGAACTGATCAAATAAATGCTGGAGGAGCAGTGACTGCGGTTATAGGAACTATTACCTCTGGTGATTTTGATATAACACAACGTAGAAGTAACACGGGACAAACTGTAGGAATGCCTGATATTAGAGGAGATGGTGAATTTATTATGAGAATTAGCAGATTTATACCAGACTTTATTTCACAGACAGGAAACACTGCAGTTAAATTTAAAACAAGATTATATCCAAACAGTAGTGAGACTACTACAAGTTTTACATGTGACTCTACTACAACTAAAAAAGATGTAAGAGTAAGAGCTAGACAGATTGCATTAGAAGTTGCTAACACAACTACTAATGAAGATTGGAAACTTGGTACATTTAGATTAGACGTACATCCAGGAGGAAGAAGATAATGGCTACTGATCAAGAGATACGAGACGCAGGTTTAAAATATATTCCTCAACAACAATATTTACAAAACCCTTTTGAGTTACCTGTTGAACCAGAGTCACCAGTAGTTAATCAAGGTATTGTAAATACAAACGCTTTTACTGGCGGCGGTGGTGGAAACGATTTTAGTGTTTACAACCCTGACCCTAATTCAATTGTAAATAGAAATTATCAACCTAACTATGATTATAGACAATTTGTTGATGGATATGATCCTAATTTGTCTGCTACTATGAATATGAAAATGATGGAAG